ACCACTGAGTGTACTTGATAGTCTTCTTTCCTCTACGACGCTGTGCTACCCTTGTACGGGTAACAAAGTCACGGTAGTACTGGTTCGAGAAATACCCGCCGCGAACCAAATCCAGATATGAAGAGTTATCCAAGTCAGTTTCCTGGATTCCTCCGTCTGCCATCATGTAGAAGTACTCAAAATCGGCAACTCCGTCTCCTCGGACATAAAGCCCGGCTCGACCTGATACAGGAATGTCAGTTCCATTGTCAATGACATTCATGACCAAGCTACCGTTGATGTAAACAGTGAATCGTGCTGTTGAAGTAACAACCACATCAATGTCCATCCACTTATCGAAATCGACAGCCATGGTTGCACCCTTTCCACCAATCTGAGTCACTGTTCCATTGCTCTTACGCTTTAGAACGCGAATCTCATTGTTAATCTTTCGGTCAACGGTGGCAGTTCTCTGGATATCAATTCCATACATTTGGTTTTGAGCGGTGTTTCCCCAAACCCAAATTCCGGCAGCCTGATGCTTACCCTTCGGGTTTGAAGGGAACTTCATTCTGGTTCCAATGAACTTCGGAGACTCACCAGTCCATGCACCACGACGGGCAGTATACCAATGCTTGGCTGTAGCCTTCTTTCCAGTAGACTGTAGTCGTAGAATGGAATCGGTCGGCATGAACTTTGTTCCACCATTCCACAACTTCTGCGTTCCGGATGTCCCATAGTAAGAGCCATTGGACAGCCAAACAGTCTGAACAAGGTCGTGCTGCTGAGCTGTCGTGCTATCGTAGCCACGCTCTTCACATCGAATATAGCCCGTGAAATAGTTTCTCCACATGTGGTCTGGATTCGAAAGCTCATTATCTAGTTGCAACTTCTCGTCGTTTGTGTAAATGACCTTAAAGATGGTGTCATTATCGATGTTACCCGTGTAAGAGCCACCCTTCTTGTAGTAGCGGTATCCCTTACCCTTGTACTTGATTAGCTCACCACGAATATTGACAAAGCCTTCGTATGGCCATGTTGCAATATCCTTCTTGTCAATCCAAAAACGCATGTCTGTCTTCGTGATAGCTGTAGTCAGAGCAGAACTACGAAGAACAAGGTCATCCTCAGGCTGCCACACAACCTCTGAAATTGGTCGTCCCTGAGCATCCTGTGCTAGGTTGGTCTTCTGGTACTTTACGGTCACCTTGTTGGCTTCAAATACGCTGCTGACCTCAAGGTCTACAATGTCCGGCAACTTTGTGCCGTTCTTTGCGTAATCAAATGTCCAAGAGACTGGCTTAGTCTTGTCGAATGCTGAATCGCGTGTCTTAATTTGCAGAATTCCGTGCTCATCAAAGTAGGCTGCTGATTGGGTCACCTTACAGAGTTCCTGAATATGGTCCCAAATGGTACGCTCATCATCCGTCCAATAAAATGGAATCTGGTTGGATGCTACCTCTGCTGTACGAGTGTACTTGTAGTCAATAAACCCGACCGAATCCAGCATACGCCAAATAGCCATACCGATGGTTACGTTCTCCATCAATTCCTTGAGTGGCTTAATTTCCTGTAGGAACTTGGACGCATCCTTCAATGGGATATCAACCTGTTCCTCTCCACCACCCCAAGCTTCGGAGTACATAGTTGCCAGACGGATATATTCAATACCCGTTCCGCCCCAATCTGATACATCAATTCCGAAGTCAATGGTGAACTTCACATTGGCATCAATCAATCCTCGGTAAGGAGAATCTGGACTATCGTAATTGAAAATACCATCAATATTGGAAAGACTAATTGAAGCTGTATTAGAACTAATTGTTCCCATTGGAGTGATAAAGTCAGAATCTGACAATTCATTCTTTACAGAGAAATCAATAAGTCTGTCAGTCAAATCCTTTTCTAGACGAGCACCAATTTCAATAAGGTTGAACCATGAATTAATTCTGTTCATGGACTTTACATCCATCTTAATTCCACGGATATACATTCCGTTATTTCGATTAACGGTTGTAGTCCATGTGTTGTTATCCTGGAGATAAAGCTGAACCTGACCATCAGAATTAGGAACAATGTCAGAAGCGATGGTTGTCCAAGTGGTACCATTCGTAGTAATCTGAATGTCGTACTTCTGTGGCCTAGCCCATGACGTTTCCATGCAAAGGTAAATCTTGTTCGTCAGAGCATTTGTCTCATAGACAATGTGTGGTCGAACCGGCTCAGGCAAAGTGTAACCGCCTCCGGAATATGGAGTGGTGTTCGCCTGCGCTGGGCTTGTCCAGTACTTGTATTTTGAGTCTGGGTCTGCTGTGTACGTCCTGTAGGTTCCTGGAGTATCTGAATATCCCTGGACTACAGCACCCTCACCAGCACGAGCCTTCAGCAAACCCGCCGTTGGTCGTAGAGGGTCTGTGATAGTCTCGATTGGATACATGTCAAGGTCGTATCCGTTGGTCTTCTCTTCGTACTGGTAATTGTCTACCTTGGTAATCTTGGTGTATCTGTTCTGATTCCATTCGGCAATTACACGAGTAGCCGGACGCAAATCTTCACCCTGCTTGAGGGCATTCTGAAGAAACGAGGTGGAAGTCTGCATTTTATGCCTCTTCCAAAGTAATGCTGACTTCCCAGAAGTCTACACTGCCTCGCTTGACGATGTTCTTTGAGAAATCGGAGAACATTACCGTGTAATCCGTTGACTCACCATCTGCGTCTGTTAGTTCCAAAGTGAAATATCCCGTGATTGTGTTGTAAAAGTTTTCAATGTCTTCTGCTCCCCAGAAACCGTCAACGGTCTGGGCTGTGAGCTTAGGCAGCATTGACCAAGAGGTTGAGAAGGTGCGCTTGTCTGCTACGATATACTTTCTCAAGGTACCGTTAGACATGCGCTGCTTCTTCTCAATCCTCTCAACATCAATGCTGAGCTGAGCCCTGTTATGGTCGGTAATTGCGTTACCGTTCCATCTCATGAGTCTTGGCTTCGTAAATGTAATACTCAACTTGTAATGCTCCTATTCCTTCCTAGCTTACTCTCTCGCTTTGAGATTGCTGAATTCACAGCCTTCTCAATATCTACCTCTTCACGGATGTAGGCTCCACGAAGGTCAATAGTTACATTATAGTCGTTATTAACACCCTGGTCAATCTTCTGAATTCCTGTCTTTAGCTGGTCTGACAATGGAGCTGTTAGAACGGTCTCGTTCTTGTGCAGCATTGCTAGTCCGTCGCTCAAGGTAAACCCGCCGGTCTTCATTCCTGGAATTCCGAAAGTCCCTGGGGGAACAGTCTTTCCTCCACGCCATGTCTCAAAGTGAAGGTGGGGACCGCTTGAATTACCTGTGTTACCAGAGTAACCAATTAGCTGTCCTGCACGAACACTCTGTCCAGCCTTTGCGCTACGTCCAGAAAGGTGAGCATATAGGGTCTTCTCGCTACCAGCCTGAACTACAATGTAGCGACCGTATGAACGATACCCGCCATTTCCAGGACTACCCTTTAGGTCGGCAGAAGTGGTAACCATACCGTTCATTGCTGAACGAACTGGAGTTCCTACGCCTACACCAAAGTCGGTAGCACGTGGTAGGTTAGAGTGCTGTGCATATCCACGAGATACAGGACCAGTTACCGGACGCTGCTTAGCTCCTCCGCCTGTTCCGCCAAATGGCTGGAATGCGGTTCCTGAAACAACCTGACGCGCCATTGCTTCCCACTTTGCGTAAGCACTTGGGAACGCTGAACGCTGAACTCTCTGGGCCTGCTCTGTTAGAGGCAACTTGTGACGACCCTTCATTGCAAGCAAGTGCTCAAAGAACTTGCGGGCTGCATAAGAAGGTGTTCTAATCTGCTCAGGAGTTCCCCAACCCTGTGAAGGACGCTGCTGGAATAGACCAAGAGAGTCACGGTCACCATAGTTAAGGTTGCGAAGTGTTGACTCCTGCATAGCTGTCATAATGGATACGATAAGGTCGGATGATGTTGCACCCATTCCCTTACCAACACCAATAATGGTAGCTGCGTTCTTTAGCTGTTCTGCATTCAGGAAGATATTTCCGTACTTACCAGCCTGACCAGGAATAGCCATTCCGTCAATTCCGAATCCCATTGCCTGGTTTCCGGCTGATTCGATAGCCATCTGAGCTGCTGACTCGTACATTCCTTCCATACCCGCCGCAAATGCGCCCATGAGTCCTAGACCATCACTGGCTCCACCAATTCCGCCGGTTCCCTTACCGCCTGTGGCGTTAAGACCATCAAGGTAATTAGTTCCGAGAGCCTTGTGAGCCTTTCCGTTAAGAACGAACTCGTCATTCTTCAGAAGGGCAAGTGATTCGTCTCGGCGCATTCCGGTTCCCCAGTTACGACCACCACGGTTGTCGTACTTTGAATTACCTGAAACAGGTCCACCCTTGTGTCGGGTCTTTGGCTTAGCAGGTGCCTTGTAGCTCTTTGGAAGTTCTCCAGTGGTTACCCACTTCATGAACTGAGAAGTGCTAAGGTTAAATCCACCATCAACCATATCCTGAGTTACAGAGTTACCAATACTCTTCCACTTAATCTGGTTCTGAATGTCAGCAGATGCTTCCTTTACGTGCTTAGTAAGAGCATCACCAACAGTGTTTGCCCATGAATTACCCTGTGCCTTAAGGTTTACACCATACTTCTTGTACAGACCTTCGATTGTAGAAATCTGCTTCTGGTATTCCTTCTTGTTACGAGGAATTGATGCACGAACTGCAAGAAGCTCAAGCTCAAGCGTCTTCTTCATACGCTCAAGTTCCTTGCGCTTAGCTGTAGTATCGCGGGCTGTCTGCTCCTGAATAGCCTTCTTCTGAGCCTCTACGCCCTTACGGTAACGCTCACGCTCTGCCTGAAGTGCCTTGTTGTAGCGCTCACGTTCGGCTG